CAAAAGGCCCTTGGAACTTGGTCCGGGCTAGCTGGATCTACAGCCGCAGGCGCTCTTGGTTATAGCACAGCGGTAGCCAGTGACGGTAGAGCTACGTTATCGGATAACTTTTCAGCCCTTCCTGACTTTCTAAAAACAGAGCAGGACGAGGGCCTGACCGGGCGACAGGAAGCTGGGCGTCGGCTTCGCAACAAACTACGGGTAGGTGTAGAAGATGGTATTTTAAGTGGCGTGTTTGACTTGGGACTAAAGGGTTTGGCTGTAGGGTCTAAAGCTGTAGGTCAAACAGAAGCAGCCGGAGTGGCAGCAAAAGCTCTTCGTGCTGCACCTAGTAAGGTTGGCGGTGCATTTGTAAAAACTTTGGACACTTTAGACAAAGCTACATTTGATGTGGGGGCCGCTCCAAAATTAAAAACGGGCATGGGGGCCGCAACTGATAAGTTTAAAGAATATTTTACAGCCTCTCGTGGCGCAGAAACAAAACTGTATGAAACAATCCAAGACGCCAGAGCCAGAGCGGATTTGTATGAACGACAGGGCATAAAGGCAGCGGAAGACTGGAAAAAAGCAGCTGACTCTTTTTTAAAGTCTGCAAAACTACAAGACAAAACTCCTGTGGATGCAGAAAAGTTGGGATCTGATTTAAACAGTTATTTACTAGGAGCAAACACTGCTCTTGATAAATATAAAGACAAATCCTTAATTAAAGCTGCGGATAAGATGATTGAGGTTAGGTCTGAGTTAGAAGATAGAATTGTAACACAATTAGAAGAAGCAATTGGTTTCAAAACTCCTCTTTCTCCTGAAGACGCACGTTTGCGTGGACAACTAGAAGCTCTGGGTGTTACGGATTTACCCGGAAAACGTACAACAGACACTGCTGACCGCATGATAAATCAAAGGTCAGGTCGGGCGGAACTTCAAGATCCTGTTCTTCCCGGGCAGATAAAAGCTGCTAAAGCTCTCAAAGAGATAACAGACGCTCAAAAAAGTCAAAGAGGGTATCTTCGTAGACTATTTAAAATATACACAAACCCTGTTGAGTTTTATCGTAACTTAGATTTAACATCTAAAGAATTTGATGACGCTGTTTTTGAAGTGGCTAGGAATAATGTTACAGGTAAGGGAAGAGCACCCAACGAAAACGATTTACTGATAGCCAAAGCAACCGTGTATAATACTTTAGGTTTAAGTACTCTTGGTGGTGTGCCCCCAGAGATGGCTTTAAAGGATGCTCTCAAATCTGCAAAGGACGCTGGAAAAGGTAAAGGTTTTGGCCTTCTTGCAAAAGAACGTCCCGTTCTTTCTTCTGTAGATGATATTTTTATTGAGAGAAAAGAAATCTTAGATGCTAGCCCAAGTCTTAGAAAGTTGATGGATGAAATAACAGATCCCATAGATGTATACACAAGAACAATCACAGACACGGCACAAGCTAACGCAGCTGCTGATATGTATGCAGGTATGAGAACACAAGGTTTAGTTTCTAGTTTGTTTGAAGGAGTAGAATCTCTCGTAAAGGGTGGTCGTCCTGCTTTGATCGAGGTTCCTGACGCCGCAGTCATGAGTCCAGAAGAATATGTTGCAGCAATTGCTCCTTACAACAAGATAGCAAAAGAACAAAACATCATCAACGGGCAAGAAAGATTTGCTAAAAATGCAAGTGGCGAGACTGTAGAAAACCCTAACTTTATTAAAGGTCAGGATGTGGTTAACGAACGCATGAACGCTTTAAGCAGAGCAGGTTATGTACAGCTTAAAGACAGTAAAGATATAGAACATGTATTTGGTGGTTCTTACGGAGAACTAACAGGTATGTATGCTTCTCCTGAATCTTACGGCGCTCTTACTGCGCCCTTGAGACTTGGAACAGGAGTTTTAGGTGAATTTGCCGGGATATTATCAGAGCTAAGATCGTTATCTCAAAAAATGACAATTGTTCCAAACCCGGGTGCACAGGTCCGTAACATTGTAGGCAACGCAGGTATGCTTGCCGGAAACGCAAACCTTGGACGTGACACAGATTTTTTTGATATGTTTAAGATTTTTACATCAAGTTTAGATAACATAGACGAAGCAGGTTTAACTCGCCTAGCTAGAAAAATTTCATTAACAGGTGTAGCCGATACCAGTTTGGTTACCAGAGCACTTCAAGAATTTAGAAACGCTGGTAAAGATCTAACAGTAACTGGTAAATTTGCTAACAAAATAGATTTTTACGAAAAAAGAATGATTCCTTTTATGAGGATTTTTGAAAAGATTTATGGAGAATCAGATACTTTTTTCAAAGGATTGGCTTTACTTGGGGAGGAAAAGAAAATCCGAAACGCATTAAGTTCAGCAAAACTTAAAGACGATCCTAGAGTTTTTCAAATAATGAAAGAAAACGGATTAGTAAAGCGAGACCCCGGTTCTACAAAATTAACCGAAGGGCTAGATTTTGTAGAAGTAATCGCTGGTGACGTCGTGAAAGATACTATGCCAATTTATCCTCGTGTCGGAAAACTTGTAAGATCCATAGACATGGTTCCCCTCTTCGGTAATTTTACATCGTTTGCTTCTGAAAACATTCGTAACTCTGTAAACATTATGAATCGCGGCCTAAAAGAAATGGCTTTCGAAATCTCTCCTGCAATGCGTAGCGAAATAGGAGATGTCGCGGCGGACGAGTTAACTCGTCAATTCAGAGCGATGGGCGCACAACGTCTCATGTCATACTATGCCGTAGCTAGCATGATACCAAGAAGCATGGTTCGTGCGTCCATGATAGCAACAGGAACCACAGACGAACAAATGGCTGCACTCCAAGAGCAACTACCAAAATACATGGACGGACACGACACCCCGATTTTAAGTAATGACGGAAAAGGAAAGATAGACTACATCGATCTAAGCTATGTTAGTCCCTACGCTTTTGTTGTTGACCCAATTAGGGCAGCATTACAGACCTATCATCGAAAGGGTAAGTTGGACAAAAGTGAAGCTGAAAAAATTGCCAGTGGAGTATTTCGAGGACTGGAGATGTTTGCAGAACCGTTTGGTCAGGAATCCATGATCTACGAACGTCTTAGAGATGTATTACCAAAATCAGAAATTTTTGGTTTTGGTGTTGGTCGAGGTGGTAAGACTTCCACGGGCGCTGACGTATATGCCGATACAGATCCATTAGGAGAACAAGTTGGTGAGGGTCTTGGTCACATGATGAACGGACTTATTCCAGAGTACGTTCGCCTTGTAGGCACAGTAGAAAATCCTCTTAAAGCAGAGTTTGAACCGGGCCGTGTCTATAGATCGGTTACCGGGTTGCCCGGAAAACGCGGTGAAGAATACAATCCGTTCAAGGAAGGTGCTCGTTTGATTACTGGGTTTACCCCTATGACGGTAGATCTTAAAAATGATTTTGCATTTAAGGGTCTTGAGTATGGTCCTAGAAGAACAGACGCGAAACAGTCCGCCTCAAAGGTAATGAAGAGAGCAGACGCTTCGATGGAAGACATGACTAAAGCATGGGCCAAGTATCTGGACAATCTGTACAGAGAGCAATCTCGGCTATATGTAGACATTCAAGCTGCCAGAGAGCTTGGGTTATCTGATTCGGAGATACGAAAAAATTTAATAAACAAAGCAAACCTTAGTCGTAAAGAAGTTGGAGCGATTATGGATGGTCGATTTTTTCCAACAACAGCTAGTCGAGAACTAGCCAAAGACATTAACGCGATGAGAAACGCAGAAGGGCGTATTTCTGTAGAGAATGACATTTCTTTTGAGGACTTTAACCGTATGTCTTCGGAAAGAATTAACGAGCCTCTTGCTATATCTGACCCATCGGAAGAAAGACCAGTGGCTCCTTTACCTTCGTCTCTTCCCCCGGGATTTAATCTGGATCCTGTTCAGGCACCTACACCTGCACCCGCTCCATCTTCCTTGCCCCCGGGATTTACTTTAGATCCTTTGAGTTCTCTACCCGCACCACAGCTTCCGCAACCAACGCAAACAGCGTCGGCTAAAGTTAATCCGATTGTCTTAGGAAATGACCCGGCTACACAAGCTCTGGCAAATGCTCTAGGTAGGACCTAGCCAACTTCACCCCAGTTATCGCCAAGTTCATCGTCTACTTTAGAGGGGACTTTCAAGACATCCGACAACCCGTTTTCCATTATGTGCTTGATGTTGTGCGCTTGATCGTCGCCCTCTACTGAGAAGCATAACTCATCATGCACCGTAAGCAAAGGAATAAGTCCCTCTTTGTAGCAATCAGCCATAGCTTTTTTTGTTTGGTCGGCTGCTGAACCCTGAATCAATTTGTTCAACGCCTTGTAAGTAAACGCCCTTTTCAGATTGTTTATGTTGCCATACTCTTTCTTGGCCTCTTCGAGAGGATACGGTTTATTGTAACCAAACGTCTTCGGCTCCCACAGATGAAACCTGCACTTACGTCCAAGCAACGTGCGTATCTGACCTTGCTCCTCGGCTCTCTGGCTAGCGATACTGGCTAGCTGCTTAACGAAAGGAACGTTTGTCCTGTGCTGCTCGATCAAGTTCTTGGCTTCATCAGTCGATATATCCAACTGCGCTGCTAGCTTGCCCACGCCCATGCCATACATGATACCAAGGTTAACTGTCTTGGCTTCCTTGCGTTTGATGTTTGCCAGATCTGCTACCATCTGGTGCAGATCCACATCTCCCTTGTGGTATTCTTCTACGATTGTATCGACCACCGGGTGCCGCATACTGTCTGGCATGCTTGCTGCAAAGTGTACCAACAACCTTGGCTCTTGGCTCGAGTAGTCAAACGACCCCCACTTCTGTCCCTCTTCAGGGATAAACAAGCCACGGATCATCCTCTTGATGTCTGGGTCTCGAGCAGGAATCTGCTGTAGGTTTGGGTTGGATGACGAAAATCGCCCGGTTACAGTGCCACCGTCATCGGATCGAAGCTGATGGAATTCTGTGTGTATCCGTCCGTTCTTCTCGTGCCGTAGGATCGAGTCGATAAACGTGCTGTCTGCCTTGTCGAACTCGCGCAGCTTCACAATCATCTGGCATACTTCGTGCGGATGGTTGTTTAGATACTGCTTGGTGAACGACGGTGCCCCGGCCTCAGTGGTTGGGTATTCTAAATTCAAAGCCTCGAAGACCTGTAGCACAGATGCTCCGGCCCATGGCTCGATCTCCACGCCTGTCTTGCGCTTGATCTCCTTCTTTAGTTCTTTGACCTTGGCCCTCAGTTCCTCTCGAACTACGTCTGCTTTGTCCAGATCGACACGCACACCACGTTCTCGCATGTCCACCATCAACGGAATCAAGCTTGTCTCTAGTTCGAAAATGTGGTTGAGGTCCTGTGACGAGATCTCGATGCCAAGCCGCTCCCAGAGTTTGAGCGTCATGACAGCGTCCTGCTCTGCGTAGGCACCGACAAACTTCGGAGGCAGTTTCCACATGTCTGCTTTGGGGTCGATGCCCCAGTCTTTGGCTGCTGCGCGGAGCATTCTCTCGTCTTTCCGCATGTCAATGTAGTCACGTCCTAGGTTGTTTAGGCTGTAGGAGAACCTGTTCTCGTCCACCAGTGGGGCTGCAACCATTGTATCGATAATCCTACCCTCTACCTTTACCCCCTCTGCACGGAGCCATCCTGCGTCGTAGGTGGCGTTGTGCATAACCTTGTCAATGTTTGGAGTCGCCATCTGCTTCTTGAGCCACTTCATTGTCATCGTTGGATCTAAATTGTGACCGTTCTGGTGCCGGATCGGGAAGTATCCCTGATAATCCCCGGCTGCTACAGCTATACCCACGATGTTACCGTCGTCTCTTGCCCACCCCGGGCCAAGCGTTTGGATGTTTGGATCCCGAGTCTCGAGATCTACAGCAATTGTTTTGTACTGCGTTAGATCAGGAAACTCTGTGGGTATGTTCCAATCAGGATCTAGTGACTCCCCAAGCTCCATCCGTGCCAGTAGGTCAACTGTCTTTTTATCTTTTCTGTCTCTTGCCATTAAAAATATCTAACCTTTTCTCGATATCTGCCTCGTTTTCACAGCACTCTGCTCCTAGTGCTGCATATCCGGCTATGTCCATCCAACTATCCTCGCTATCGAGCGAGTTCAAAAGTCGGGCCATCTTTAGCCAAATCATCATGAGGGCAACATGCCTTGTGGTAATGTAGCCTTGGTGTTTGTGGGCTTCATTCACAATGATGTTCCAACCCTCGAGTATGCGAGTAAAGTTCTCGAATGAATCTCCATACTCTTCTGCTCTTGGTCCGCCAATTATTTCCTTGGCTTTATCTAATACTTCATCACGTTTCATAACTTGTACCTATATCTGTGGTCTGTATCCACGAGACACAGACGGTTTTTAGTTCTCGTCAAGCCAACGTACATGGCTCGATGCTCATCGTCAGGATACTTACTGTCCACACACGCCTTGGTCGAACCCAAGAACACGGCACAGTTATCGTCCTCTCCTCCCTTCATTCCGTGAAATGTAGAGATCTTTATGCGTGGATTTCCTGTTATATCTTCTCCACGTCTTTCCAGTGCTTGTATGTATCGCTTCTCACTGTCCCCGAATCTTGCCACATCCAAGGCATCCCGATCAATAGACGCTGTCATGCCAAAGTCCTTGACAAGCCTGTCGTAGGTCAGGAAACCCTCCGGGTCTGCTGCATCAAGCAGTCCTGCGGACCCACGCTTTACGACGGCCTTGTCTCCTTGTTTCGGAACAAACTCGTACAAAGCTCTGATCGAAGGAAGCTCGACACCTTCCCCGGCCTGTAGTCGTCTCCATATCTTCGCTGCTTCTGCTGCTTTTTGATTGACGCTGCTCTTGCCCTTGACCGAGAATA